CAGGCACTATGCGACAATAAAAACGAAGAAACCCCAAAAATTGAAAGGAGCGTTTTCTAATGAAGTTCAAAATTGTCGGGGGGGGGGTAAGGGTTTACTAACTCTTGCCACCATTACAGCGTGTGGTATTTTTATGGTGGGATGCGGATTGAAGAATCCGGCAAAGGCACCGTTTGGCAGTACCGAATGTAAGGGCATGGAACAGACGGAGGTTTTGGCAGAACTGCAGGAAGCTGGCTTCACGGAGGTAACAACGACAGAAGTTGAAACGGTTTCTAAAAGTAAAGATGGTACGGTGGAGAGTGTTACCATTGACGGGACGGATGACTATAAAAAAGATAAGGCATGGGAAAGCAACGTCCCGGTCGAAGTCGCAGAATATAAGCTGAAACAATACCCTGTGGAAATGAGTGTTGAAACAAGCGGCGAAAGCGGAGAACCGATATTCCGCGTTCACACAAACCTTCCAGATGGAACAAAATTGAAGTTGACACTATCCGGCAAGAACTACGAAAAAGAACAGAAAATAGAAGTGCAGGATGGTGTGGCCGAAAGCAAAGTGTTTCGTGATGGTGCGCCGCTGCAGGGCGATTATGTACTTACAGTTGTAATGAAGATGGCTGACCAAGGCTGGAATCGCATAGATAAGGAAATCGGCCTGGATGGGGAATGCCTAACCGGAGAACTGGTCAGGCAGGAAGAAGATTCGGACAAGCAGTATGTCTATCTGGAATACCCGTATGCCTCGGACTACAAAAGGGACGAGATCACCCCTAAAATTTCGGAAGATGAAATGACTGCAATAATTGAAAACGCTTTGCAGAAAGGCTTTGGCGATGACTATACATTAGAAGCCGATGAAACAGGGTATACCATTTATGTTTGGTCAGATGGAAACGCAATGTGTGCATCCTTGGCAAAAGCTGGGTATGCTGAACAGAAAAAGGCATGGCAAAGCATAGTGGCAACAACGGTAGCGGCATCGCAGGTTATCCAAGATGGGCTGTCCGAAAACGGATATGGAGATCGCGTATCTGTAATAAATCTGTTGAATGACGTGGATCATAGCTATACGCTCTGCACTGCAGCAATGGGAATGCTGCTTTTTGACTGCGTAGAATAAGCCAATGTCATAAAGTGTTTACAATTCAAGGCCCCAAATGGCAAAAGATAAGACGTTATAAGACGGTTTTAGTGGTATACTTGGTATAGTGGAATTATGAGAAAGGCCCTACGGTGGTGTAGAACCGTGGGGCCTTTGTCATATCAACCGACTACAAGTTGTAGGCGGTTCCAAAGATGCCGCAGGACCGGCGGCGATACTGGATGCTCTGTCTGGATGATTTGCCAGGCGGGGCATTTTTTATTGGAGGAAAACCAAATGGCAAGGCGAAGCGATGAGCGCGATGCCGCCCGCGCGGAGTACATTGCCCGGATGGAGAAAGACGGAGAGGTGAATCTCCGGCAGCTGGCGGATGATCTCCATCTTAAATATGATACAGTCCGCCGCTGGAAGGCAAAGGACGGGTGGGACCCGCCCGCAGCCCGGAAGCCCGGCGGCCAACCGGGAAACAAAAACGCCGTAGGCAACTCCGGCGGCGGGGCACCGGTGGGCAACCTGAACGCTGAAAAGGATGGAGCGTATTCCACCATCTTCTTTGACCGGCTCACCCCGGGGGAAAAGAAGATCGTAGAGAGTGCACCCCGGGACAGCACCGAACTGACTTCCCATGAGATCGGCGTGCTGCTGCTCCGGGAAAAGTACATCCTGGACAAAATCAAAGAGTATCAGGAGATGCCGCCCGACCAGCTGATTACATCCAGCGTGACCGATATGCGAGTGCCCGGCGGCCGCGGCAAGCGGAAGCGGGACGGTGCAAACCAGCAGATCGGTATGTACCAAAAGGAAACCCCGGCACAGCGCATCTTGCAGCTGCAGGAAGCGCTGAACAAGATCCATGGCCGCATCCTGTCGGCGGCGGCCCAGATGCAGAAGAACGAGATGGACAAGTTGCATCTGGAAAATGAGCAGCGGCGGCTTGACCTGCTGCAGATCCGGGCAACCGGAGAGATCCACGAACCGGGGGACGGTGACAAAGATGCTGTACACGAGTAAGGCTGTTGGCGAATGGCTGAACATCACAGACCGCGAGGTGCGGAACCTGCGGGACCAGGGCGTGTTGTCCGAAGTCCGGCCCGGTATCTTTGATATGAAAACCGTAGTCCGGCAATATCTGGACTTCAAGATCGGCAACCGGGATGACCAGGTTCGGCTTATCGCCGCCCGCGCCGAGCGGGAGGAAACCCGCGGCAAGATCGAGAAAATGCGGATGGAGGAAGCACAGGGCGACCTGCACCGCACCGAGGACGTAGAACGTGCCCTGAAAACCATCTTTGCCAACTTCAAAAACAGGCTGGAAACCATCCCGACCAAGTATGCAAGTACCATGGCGCAGCTGACCGACCCGGCGGAAGCACATGACATTCTGCAAAAGGCAGTACAGGAAGCGCTTGTGGAATTGAGTGACCCGGAAATTGCGCTGGCGGCACCGGAGGAGGAATCCGAAGATGAGCAGGAAGAATAAATGCCGGCACTGTGTCTGGGGCACCCGGTTGAATGAGATCCAGCAGTTCTGCCCGTTCAAGAACTGCGTCAGGAAAGGCGGCAGGAACCATGGCAATGATCCACCTGGAACCGCAGACGGCGGAGATGTTCAGCCGGGCGCTGGGAGCACTGAAACCACCCCCGAACCTGACACTTAGCCAGTGGGCGGACAACTTCCGGCGCTTGTCGGCGGAAGCATCCGCAGCAAAGGGGCGCTGGAACACGGACAACGCGCCATTCCAGCGGGAGATCATGGATGCCATTGGGGATGTGCATATCCGCAAAGTGGTAGCTATGATGTGCGCCCAGTCCGGCAAGACGGACGGACTGATTCTTAACACGGTTGGATATTATATGAACTACTACCCGGCCCCTATCATGGTAGTGCAGCCTACTGTAAGTCTGGGAGAGAGCTTCAGCAAGGACCGTCTGGCGACCATGATCCGGGACACGCCGGTGCTCCGGGGCCTTGTGGACAACAAGAGCCGCTACTCCGGCAACACGATCATGAAGAAAAATTTTAGTGGTGGACAGCTGACCATTGTTGGCGCAAATTCGCCGACCGATCTTCGCGGCCGCCCCATCAAGGTGCTGCTGGCGGACGAGGTGGACGCTTACAAAGTCAGCGCCGGCAAAGAGGGCGACCCTGTTATGCTGGCCGAGCAGCGCCAAACAACGTTCTGGGACTACAAGACGGTGCTCATATCTACGCCTACCACAAAAAATGCAAGCCGCATTTTGGACGAGTTCAACGCATCCACCCAGGAAGAGTGGACGGTGCCTTGTCCAAACTGCGGCTTTTATCAGCCCTTTGTTTGGGACAACATGGTATTCGATCAGGACAAGTGGCCGGAGGGAGGCGTGCAATACCGCTGCGCCGAGTGCGGCTGTCTGGACAATGAATACCGCTGGAAGAAGAACAGCCTGCAAGGAAAGTGGCACGCAGAGCACCCGGAACGGGCGGTGCGGGGTTTCCACATGAATAAGATCGGCTCGACCCTGTGCGGGTGGGACAAGATCGTGGAGGACTTCATAGCTGCTGACCTGGATGCAAAGCGCGGCGACTACGAGAAGATGCAGGTCTTTGTGAACACTGACCTGGGCTTGCCGTGGGAGGAACCGGGCGAAACGGTGGAAGCCAACAACCTGATGGACCGCCGCGAGTTCTACGAGGCCGAAGTGCCGGATGGGGTGGTGTACCTGACAGCCGGTGTCGATACCCAGGACAACCGTTTCGAGGCCGAAGTGGTGGGCTGGGGCATCGGCAAGGAAAGCTGGGGCATCCGGTATCAGCGTATCTACGGCGACCTGAAACGAGGGCAGGTCTGGGCGGATCTGGACGAGTTCCTTTCCCGTACTTGGAAAAAGAAAGATGGCACGGAACTGGCCCTGCGGTCTGTCTGCATGGACAGCGGCGGCCATTTCCCGGATCAGGTCATTCGTTTCTGCAAAGAGCGGGAAGAACGGCACATCTGGGCCATCAAAGGCCGCGGCGGTATGGATGTACCGTACCTGCGCAACCCCACCCAGAACAACCGCGTCAAGGGCGAACTGTTCACACTGGGCGTTGACACGGGCAAGAACATGGTCCTTGCCCGACTGAAAGTGCTTATCAAAGGCCCGAACTACTGCCACTTCCCGGCAGCAGAGGACGCGGGCTACAACGAAAACTATTTCAAGATGCTTACTGCGGAACACAAGGTCACGCGCTGGAAGTCTGGCCGAAAGGTGGAGCGGTGGGAACTGAAAGACCCGGCACAGAAACGTAATGAAGCATTTGACGTGCGGAACTACGCCACGGCGGCGCTGGAAATCAGCAATCCCCCCGGTCTGGAAATTCCAGGCGAGGAAGCCCCGCGCCAGGCTGCACCACGCCAGTACCGCAGAAGAAGATCGGGAGGTATCTAATCAATGCCGATTATCTCAAAAGAAACCGCACAGCGGCACCTTGATATGTGGCTGGAAGCGGAGGCTGCTGTATCGACCGGGCAGAGTTACCAGATCGAACAGATGATGCTGACCCGCGCCAGTCTGAAACAGATCCGGGAGAGCATCATCTTCTGGGAAAAGAAAGTGGCCGAGGCCGAAGCGGCAGAACGCGGGCGGGGCAGGAACCGGATCTATCACTTCTCCCCGCATGATGTGTAAGGACGGTGGATGATATGGCAAATATTCTGGATAAGGCCATCGAGGCTTTTTCGCCCGGCATGGCCTACCGCCGCGCCGTGGCACGTTCTGCACTGTCCGTCATGAACAACGGCACCGGCTACGGGAACTACGGCGCAAGCCGCATTTCCCGCGCCATGCGCAGCTGGCACGTTGGCGGCGGCAGCGCAAAAGAGGACATCGAAGATAATATCGAAACCCTGCGCAAACGGAGCCGGGATGCTTACATGGGCATCCCCTTGGCTACTGGTGCCATCAAGACCCTGCGCACAAACGTGGTGGGCAGCGGTCTTGTGCCTACCCCGCAGGTGGATGCAGACTATCTGCACCTGACCGAGGAACAGGCCGACCAGCTACAGGCGCAGATCTCCCGCGAGTTTGAACTTTGGGCAGACAGCGCCCTTTGCGATGCTTCAGGCATGGACAACTTCTGGCGCTTGCAGACGCTGGCATTTACCAGCTTCTTGATGAATGGTGACGTGTTTGCGGCAGTGCAGTTCGATGAACACCCGCACTGGCCGTATGCTCTGCGGCTGCGCCTGATCGAAGCGGATCTGATTTGCAGTCCTGACCGCATGGACAGGATGTACCCCTGCACGGTGGATGGGCATAGCGTATTCCAGATCGTGCAGGGCGTGGAAACGAACAAGGACGGTGCTGTGGTGGCTTACTGGGTAGCAAGCCGGCATCCGCTGGCTTATGACAGCGCTGTGCCCTTGACCTGGACGCGGGTAGAAGCCCGTGACCCGGAAACAGGAGAGCCGAACATCCTGTGCGTTACCCAGCGGGAACGCGCTGGACAGCGGCGCGGTGTGCCGCTGCTGGCACCGGTGTTGCCTACGCTGAAACAGATGGGCAGATACACGGAAGCTGAACTGGCGGCGGCCATTGTGGCATCCTCCATCACGCTGTTTATCAAGCACGACAACCCGGTCAGTGGAGCGCCGTTTGGAGAGGACCCGCCCGACAAGGCAAAGGACCAGAACACTCCGCCAGATGAACTGGCAATCAACCTTGCACCATCTGCGGTGTTTGACCTTGCGCCCGGAGAAACGCCGGATACGTTTGACCCAAAACACCCGACCACAACCTTTGACGGGTTTATGTCGGCCATGTCCGACCAGATGGCAACCGGCGTGGAAATCCCAAGAGAGGTGCTCTACAAGAAATTCAGTTCCAACTACTCTGCAAGCCGCGGTGCTCTGAACGAGTTCTGGCGCACCTGCGGGGTGCTGCGGGACAGCTTTGCGGCAGACTTCTGCCAGCCGGCCTATGAGAAGTGGTTTGCCGAAGCGGTGGCCCGTGGGCGTATCAATGCGCCGGGCTTCTTTGACGATCCTGCTATGGCGAAAGCATACACGGCTTGCACATGGAACGGCCCGGCCCGCACCAATCTGGATGCCAAGAAAGAGATCGAGGCAGCCCAACTCCGCATCAAAGAGGGAATCAGCACGGCGGAACAGGAAACCGCCCAGATGACCGGCGGCAGCTGGCGGGCCAATATGCGGCAGCGCAAGAGCGAAATGGAAAAAATGAAGGAGGTAGGACTTTATGAGCAAGCCCAATCCGCAGGCAACCCCGAAAACAAAGAATGATAAGTTCTGGCAGTTCCGCAATCTGGCCGATGATGACCAGAAAGCGGAACTTCTGCTTTACGGCGATATTTCCGAGCGCAGCTGGTGGGAGGATGCCGCGACCCCGAAACGGTTTGCGGATGACCTTGCCGCCCTGGGCGATGTGAAAGAAATCACTGTGTACATCAACTCCGGCGGCGGTGACGTTTTTGCAGCCCAGGCCATTGGCAATATGCTGGAACGCAATTCGGCCACCGTGACCGCTCACATTGACGGTCTGTGCGCCAGCGCTGCCACCATCGTTGCCTGCCATGCAGACAAGGTGGTAGCGGCGGCAGATGGCAGCTACATGATTCACCCGGTCAGCATGGGTATCTGTGACTACCTGACTGCAGACGATCTCAACAACTGCCTGAAAGCACTGGAAGCCATCCGCAGTAACATTATCACTCTGTACGCCAAGAAGTCCGGCAAGACCGAGGAAGAGTGTGCAAAGTGGATGGATGAAACCAGCTGGTGGACCCCAGCAGAAGCCAAGGAAAAAGGCTTTGTGGACGAGGTGGACGATGATGCAGAAGATTCCGTGGTGGAAAACCGCAACGGTATTCTGTTCGTCAACAGCATCAGCATGAACACCCCGTTCAATCAGGCACCCAACTTTGTCAGGAGCCGGGTAGTGGACAAGACCACGGCCCAGCCTGAACATAAACGCCCGGCGGAACAGCCGGAAAACAAAACCCATGGGGAGGTAACAGACATGGATATCAAGGACATCAAGACCGTGGACGATCTCCGCAAGGCGTGCCCGGATCTGGTAGCTAAGATTGAGGACGAAGCTATCACTGCCGAGCGCACCCGCATCAAGGAGATCGAGGACGCGACCATGCCCGGCGCAGAGGATCAGGCCAACGAGGCAAAGTTTACTAAGCCCGTTGATTCGGCATCCTTTGCAAAAGCTATGATCGCCAGCATGAAGGCAAAGCAGCAGAAGCAGAGCCAGGACTATCTGGACAAGGTGAAGAAGAACGCCCAGGATTCTGGTGCAAACGGCATCACCAACCCACCGCCTGCAAACCCGGAGCCGGAGGACGCGGAGGAAAAATCTTTCATGAACTCCATCCGCAAAGCCAACGGCGTAAAGTAAGGAGGAAAGAACCATGAGTATGGATCTTGCAAGAAAAGACTTCAGCACTGCGCCGGAGTATTTCATTGCCGGCACGGATATTGGCGTTGCCAAGACCAGCAAGACCGCGAGTGAAGCGGTGGAAGCGCACGCGCCTGTCCTGATCGCAGATGGCAAGGTGAAGCCTATTGCGGCACCGGCCAGCGCAGGCGCAGCGGTTCTGACTGGCCTGTACGGCATCACGGCTGACAGCGCCGAGGCAGACAAGGAAGTACCGGTTTATCTGACCGGTGAGTTTTTTGCCAATGGTCTGGCACTGCCCAACAATGTAAGCGTGGATGACGTGGAAGTTCCTCTGCGTAATCTGGGCATTTTCCTGAAGTGATAGGAGGAAACAAAAAAATGGCAAATGAGATCAACATTTACGAGCCGCGGTATCTGGCCGAGGTTGTGCGTACTGCGCCCCCGACCCGCACCTTTCTGCGTGACCGCTTTTTCACCAAGCTGAAAACTTCCTCTGACGAGCACGTTGACATTGATATTGTCAAGGGCAACCGTAAGATGGCAGCTTTCGTTCATCCCATGGTCGGCGGTGAAATCGTAGAGAGTGAGGGCTACGAAACCAAGTCCTACAAGCCGCCCCTCGTCAACCCGGCGACCATCACCACCGCAGATATGTTCATGAAGCGCCTGCCTGGTGAGGACATTTATTCCAGCCGCACTCCCGCTGACCGTGCAGCGGAAAAGCTGATTGAGGAATACAACAAGCTGAACGACATGGTTGACCGCCGCGAAGAGTGGATGGCTGCCCAGGTGCTTACTACTGGTAGGCTGAGAGTGAAAGGCAAGGGCGTGGATGAAGTTATCGACTTTGGCTTCACCAACAAAATCACCCTGGAGGGCACGAAGCAGTGGGGCAAGTCCGCTGCGGATCCCTGGGGCAATCTGCGCGACTGGAAGCAGCAGGTGAACCGTAACGGTTTTGCCAACGCTGATATGATCATTATGGGCAAGCTGGCCGCAAATCACTTCATGGCCGACAGTAAGATTCTGGATCTGATGGACAAGCGCCGCTTTGACATTGGAGCCATGGCCCCCAAGGAACTGGAAGGCGGCCTGACTTACTACGGCCATCTGAACCTGCCCGGCGTGGACATCTACGGCTATGATGAAGTCTACCTGGATGACGAAACGAAGGAGATTAAGCCCCTGATCCCGGACAACATGGTGCTGATGATCCCCAGCAACGCGACCTTCATGCGTGCTTACGGCCTGTGCACCTATCTGGACGATGACAAGGTTTGGCATACCGCCGAAACCGCACGTCTGCTGCGCACTTATGTGGAGCATCGTCCTGATCGCCGCTTCCTGGAACTGCAGTCCCACCCGTTGCTGATCCCCAACAAGGTGGACAGCTGGCTGGTTGCCACCGTCTGCTGATACGGAGGTATACACCATGCTGGACGTTGACCAGAACTACGGCACACCGGAAACCCCGAAGCCGCTTCCCACGTTCAAAGACTGTGTGGCCCAGGACGTGCAGACCGTGTTCTTTAACCTGAACGAGTTTGCCGAGGAACGCTACATAGATGACAAGGGATTGATACCCTGCATCACCCAGCATCCTGGCGTGACCGAACGTGCGGCGCACTGGGAGGGCGGCGCAAAGCAGTCCTTTGACCAGGGTATGTATAAGGCAGATCTGCTGCTTTATGTGAAGCAGAAAGATTACGGCCCCATGCCGCAGAACGGCAAACTCATTACACTGGACAAGAAGCGGGATTACAGAATCAAGTCCTGCTCCCTGAAAGCAGGGGTATACCGCATGGAACTTGAGAGAATCAGAGGATAAGGCGATGGCATATTTCAAAACCAGCTATGACGCTTCCAATCTGACGGTTTCCATTGATGATGCGGAAGTGACCCGCGCCCTTGGCGTGCTGGGGGACAAAACCCCGGCGGCGCTGAAAGTGGCGGTGAACACTACGGCCCGGCAGACGCGCAAGTTGCTGCTGACCGAGGTGAAGAACCGCTACGACCCGAACACGGCGGGCAAACGCATGATTGAAGATCTGCGCCAGCGGCAGAAAGCCACCAACCGGCGGCCCGCTGCCATCCTTGCCATCATGAAGAACGATCCCGGCGCGTTCCGGGCAGACCTGGGCTATTTCAGAACCAGCCCCACAAAACCCTTCATGGGTCCGTCTGTCCGTAACGCGCCGCCTGTTTTTCATGCGCACGTTCTGAAAGGCAGTTCGATGATCGGTCTGGGCGGAACCAGTGAGAAGAGCAAAGGTTTTCTGGTACAGTTCAAGTCAAAACATATCGGCATGGTGCAGCGCAAACTTGGCGTGCCTGCACAGAAAGAGTACACGGAAAACGGAAAGAAACGCTGGAAACCGAACGAAGAACTGGCTACCATGTCCAGCCCGTCCGGTTCCGCAATGCACCATACCGTGTGGGAAATGCAGGAATCGACCGTAGAACAGATGCTGCAGGACAACACCGAACGGCGCGTCCGGCAGCTGATCGCCAATGCAAAACGAAAGGGTGTGATCTGATATGGCCGGGAAAATCACAGGCTATACCAGCGAAATGTGCCAGCAGGCCATGATTGAAGAACTGGAAGAGTTGTTCCGGGACATGAAGTTCAATGGGCAGGAGGGTGAAAAGCCCTTGCAGATCTTCAAACAGTTCATTCCGACACCGACCGATGATGACGATGACGTGGACACCAATGCGTCCCGCTTCCCGTGCATCATCGTATCGAAAACCAGCGGCGAGGTGGCAAACGAAAGGGATCCGCAGCTGGTCCTTTTGCAGCTTATCATCTGCTGCTATGACCGTGGAACCGACCGGCAGGGGTACGAAGAAACCGTGAACATCATCGAAGCCATCATGCAGCACTTCAAACGGAAGCCTGTTTTTGGCGAGGCGTTCAAGGTGGGCTATCCCCGCAAGTGGGAACTGTCGGACGATGATATGGACTATTACTACTGGGGCATCGTCAATCTGATCTGCGAAACACCCAACACCCTGAAAAATGAAGAAGTGGAGGCTTTGATATGAGCACCGAAAAGAAAACCACGGCGGCACAGGAAGCCCAGACCACGGCGGAAACCGTGGGCACTGTGGCCTACTGCGGCCCGACTGTCAAGGGCATCGCTCCGCAGTACACCGTATTCGTGGATGGCCTGCCCGAAAAGCTGAAAGAGAAAGTGGAGCAGGTGCCGCTTCTGAACGCACTGATCGTTCCGCTGGATAAACTCGCTGAAACGCGGGTGAAGATCGACCAGGAAGGCACCAGAGAGAATATTCTCTACAACAAGGCCGCCGACCTGATGAAGTAAGGAGGACATGACAAATGGCTATTTCTCATGGTTTTAACAAAACCGAGGCCGCGACCAGCGTTTCCGCGCCGGTATCGGTCAATTCCGGCCTTCGGGTTGTTGTGGGGACCGCCCCGGTCAACCTGCTGGCCGACCCTGCAGCAGCGGTGAACACTCCGCTGCTGGCAACTACTTTCAAAGAGGCTTCTGCAGCGGTTGGCTACTCTGATGACTTCGCAAAGTACACCCTTTGTGATGCAGTGAGTGTCAGCTTCCAGGTGATGGGCATTGGCCCCATCGTCCTGATTAACGTTCTGGATCCTGCCAAGCATACCACTGCGCTGGCAAGCAAGACGGTGCAGGTCAATGACGGTGTGGCGGAGATCGAGGAAACCGGCATCCTGCTGGACAAGCTGGTAGTGAAGAAAGACACTACCGCGCTGACCGCAGATGTGGACTATACCGCAAGTTTCAACGATGACGGTACGGTGAGCATCGCACTGGTTACGGGCGGTAAGGGCGATGGCGCAACTGCGCTGGCGGTTTCCGGCTCCATCCTGGATCCCACCAAGGTCACGGCAGCCGACATTGTGGGCGGTGTGAACGCATCCACAGGCAAGGAGACTGGCTTGGAAGTTGTGCGCCAGGTTCTCCCGAAGCTGGGTATGGCACCCGGCATCATTCTGGCACCCCGCTTCTCCAAAGACCCGCTGGTGTGCGCTGCCCTGCAGGCAAAGTGCCGCAAAATCAATGGCGTATTCGATGCGGTGTGCTTTGTTGACATCGACAGCAGCACAACCGGTGCACGCAAGTACACCGATGTGGCAAACCAGAAGGTTAAGCAGGGTGCGACCTCTCGTGAGGCATACGCTCTTTGGCTGTACGGCAAGATCGGCAACGCTATTTACAGCGGCAGTTCTCTGGCCGCCGCCGCGACCGTGTACAACGACAGCCTGTACAACGACTGCCCGAACGCCAGCCCGTCCAATGTGAGCGTGCCTATCTCTGCGGCCTGCCTGGAAGATGGCACCGAAGTGCTCATGGACCAGGAGCAGGGCAATGTGCTGAACGAGCAGGGTGTCGCAACTTTCATTCGTTCCGGTGACTTTGTTGTCTGGGGCAATGAAACCTGCTGCTATCCCAAGAACACCGACCCGAAGGACGCTTTCCTCTGCGTCCGCCGCTTCTTCAACCACACCTGGACCCAGTTCGTTTTGAACAATCAGAGCAAGCTGGATAAGCCCATGAACAAGAAGCGCCTGCAGAGCATCATCGACAGCGAGAATATGAGGGGCAGCGTGTATGTGTCTACCGAGGTCTGCGCCAGTTACAGCATGAAGGCAGACCCCGACCGCAATACCGCTGCAGAACTGGTGGCGGGCCATTACAGCTTCTACCAGTATTGCACGCCGTTCCCGCCGTTCAAGCAGGTCAATAACACGATGGAGTACGAGGCCGGCGCACTGGCTTCTGCTCTGTCCCTGTAAGGAGGACTGAACTATGGCTCTGAATATTTCCAGTGATCTGGTTCCCCAGGTCATCAATGACTACAACGCCTACACCGAGGACGATCTTCTGATCGGCCTGGCAGACGAAGTTACCCTGCCCAAGATCAAGAACAAAACCACGACCGTGAACGGCATGGGTATTGCCGGCGATGTGGATTCTCCCGTCCCCGGTCAGTTTGAATCTATGGAGGCTACGCTGAACTGGAACACCATGTACAGCTTCGCCACCAAGATGATGAACCCAAACAAGAACATCCAGATCACGCTCCGTGCTGCTATGCAGAACGACAACAAGAACGGCGGCTATACCTACAAGGGCCTGCGCGTTGTTCTGGGCGGTCGTCCCAAGGAACTGGATCCCGGCAAGCTGAAGCGCGCCGACACCATGGGCAGCACCACCACCTTGGAGGTTACCCGCTATCTGATGGAGGTTGACGGTCAGACCGTTATCGACATTGATAAGTTCGCGGGCCGCTACTATGTGGATGGCGAGGATATGCGTGCCGAGATCAACGCCCTGATCTAACACCTGATACATGATGAAGTCAGCCGCTCCAAGGTGGGGCGGCTGATTCTTTTTAACATGAAAGGAAACGACAATGGACTACACCGTAAAGTTCGAGAAGCCCTACAAGTTTGAGGGCGAGGAATGTGACAGTCTGGATCTGTCCGGTATGGAGAAGATGACCGTGCAGGATCTGATTGACATTCAGAAAAACATCGGCAACGAGTTGGCAGCGATGTCCGTGATGGAGATGACCACTGCTTTTGCGCAGGAGATGGCGGTCAAGGCCACCGGCAAGCCCGTGGAGTTCTTCAAACTCATGCCCCGCGGCAAGATCAAGAAAGTGCAGGCGGCGATCATCCAGGGCATGAACAGCAGCGAGAACGCCGATGAAATCAAAAAGCAGCTGGAATCCCATGCCCTGAAGTTCGCTGCACCCTATACCTACGAGGGCAGCGAAAAGGCTGAACTGAAAGGCCAGACCTTTGAGGGCATCGACCTGTCCGGCGTGGGTGAACTGAACACCATGAGCGAATCCACGGCAGAGAACCGCATGGCCGCAGGCGGCTTTGCACCGGTGAACACCCACCGCAACTACCTGTACTGCTGCATCATCGCCAGCATGGGCACCGGCTACCCGGTGGACTTCTTTGCCGGCCTGCCGCTGTGCGAGGCCGTGAAGCTGCGCGATGCCGTGAGCGCTGATTTTTTCGAGTAAAAGGCGGGGCAAAAGGACTTCGGAAAGCAGCTATCCAGCTGTCAATTGCCACGCACTCCAACATGACGGATTTGCTGCACCTGCCCCGGCGGGAACTGGTGAATCTGTGTAACGAGGTGGCGGACGTATGGCGGGAAATGGAGCACTAGAACTTAGCATCCGCATCATGGGCAAGGTGGACCCGTCCCTTGTCACGGCGATAAAGCAGACCAAAGGGCTGACCGGAGATCTGGTAAACGCCATGGCGGGAACAAAGTCACTGGGCAACACGGTGGCAAACACTCTGGGTGTAATCGGGAAAACTGGTTTGGGCATTATGGCAACGCTCACCGCGTCTGCCGCCCTTATGACCAAGAAAACTACCGATATGGCGGAGGAATACCAAGCGCAGGCGGCGGATGCGGTCAAGTACGTTGGCGGCATCATGAATGATGATGGCAGCGTTGACCCGGAAAAACGGGCGGTCATGGAGGACGCAATCCTCAAAATGACAACGCAGGTTCCGATCCAGCGGGACGAGATGGCACAGATTGCCGCATCGCTGGGACAGTCCGGTAAGAACTATGATGAAATCTTCTTGGACAACCAGCAGACCGGCGAGAAGAGCTATCTGTACGATACCGCCAAAATGGCCGCTGCGTGGGACATTGATGCAAAGTCTGCCGCTGACTACATGGCAAAATGGGAAACGGCTTTCGGAAAGACGCGCACCCAGATAACCGATGTGGCAGATTCCATCAACTACCTGGGCGGTCACATGGCTACCACAGCAGCGGAAATCGCAAATGTGGTGAACACCTCCGGCGGTGTCGGCCAAACGGCTGGTGCTGACCTGCATACGACTTCTGCACTGGCGGCTACCATGCTGGCTATGGGCGTTGACGAGGGAAAGGCAGGCACGAGCCTGAACCGCGTGTTTACGAACATCACCCTGGGCAACAGCGCAACGGATGCGCAGGTGGGCGCATGGAACAAGCTGGGCTTTGACCCGGTGCAGATCGCAAAGGATATGCAGTCTACCGGGCCAAACGGTGAAGATGGAGCAGCGCTCACCCTGACAAAGGTGTTCGATGCAATCTCGAAGCAGGACAAGTACCAGCAGACTGCAACCATCAAGACCCTGTTCGGACAGTGGGCTATTGAGGGCGTTTCCAAAATCGTGGAGAACCCGCAGGTTTTCCAAGACGCGCTTGCAATGGCAAACAATTCAGATCTGTACACCAACAGCATGGAGAAAGAATTGCTTGTCAAACTGGACACGGGCAAAGCCGTAGACCAGATGGCGAGCAACGCAACTGACCGTTTGCTTATCAATGTGGGAAAGCAGTTCCTTCCGGCAAAGAAAGAACTGGCCTCCATGTGGATCGACATTGCGAACGGAATTACAGAAAATCTGCCTGACCTGTCCAACATCGTAAACGGCATCCTCCCGATGCTGCACTCCGCCCTGTTGGGTATCGGCAATGCAGCACAGGCGGCACTGCCGTGGATCCAGAAAGGCATTGACTACACTGCGGAGCATGGGCCGGAGGTGGCGGGAGCCATTACAGCCATTGCCGCAGCGTTCGGAGCCATGAGCCTTGCACCCACGGCATACAGCACTGGAACCTCGCTGATGAACACGGTGGGCAACATCGTGATCGGCGGAAAGCCCAGCGGTGCCCCCGGCGGAACATTCGGCGGCATCACCGTCCGCAACCTGCTGGGTGCACTGACACCCACGAGCCTGATTCAAAAGACAGTGGGCGGCGCGGTGTTCGCAAAGTCGAACGCTGGGATGTTTACGGAGAACGCAAAGTACGGCGTTCAGATGGCCGGCATCGGAGCACAGCAACCAACAACGCGCCTGGGTAAAATCGGGCAGACGTTGGATGGCGCTGGCGTTGGCATCTGGGCAACGCTGAAAAATTTCAAGGGCCTGCGCAGCGGGACCAAGAAAGGCAAAACCGGCTTTGTGAATGACGTGCTGGAAGCCAGCACGAGCGGCGGCGTACTTGGATTGCTGAAAAACTCCGGCCCCGGAAAGTACGTTACGGGTGTAGGCAACGCCGTAAGTGCGCTGGGGAACACGGCCATCGGCGGAGGCTTTGTCAAGGCGGGAGGCGTTGCAAAACAGATCTTGTCCGGCATTGCAGGCCCGCAGGGCATCAACTTCCCCGGCATCTTTGCCGGCATGAAGTCCTTTGGCGGAGCAACCTTGTCTACGATGGGCGGGCTTGGAAAGTCTGCGCTCGGAAACATCGGGAAGGCCGGAGTAGGAATCCTTGCAAAAACGGGCATTGTGCAGCCAGGCAGAGGAAGAGCACTCTGGCGAATGGCAACCAGCACGGTTGGTATGAACGGACAGGACGCTCTTGCACAGATGGGGTACATCTTTAGCCAAACGAAAGGCCCCGCAATTTTGGCGAATGCCAAAAACAAGGTGGTCGGCGGCGCAACGAAGCTGGCGGGCGGTGCAATCGGCACGGTCAAGAACATTGGCCAGTTTGCAGGCGCAGGGCTGAACGTGCTGGGTTCTACCGTTGGTCCGGTGGCTGCGAAACTGGGTGGTGGCTTCATGTCACTGCTTGGTATGTTCGGACCGGCCATTACAAGTCTGGGCACAATGGTCGCCGTGGTTTCCCTGCTGGGAGATCATTTTGAAGATGTGCGCGGCATTGTCGGGACAGTATTTGGCGAGGGCGGCCTTGCCGTGTTCGACAAATTCACCGGCAAAATCGCGGGCATCGGCGATACGGCAAGGCAGGTGTTTGGGCAACTCTCCACCCCGGAGGGCTTGCAGAGCATCCAGGAGAAGCTATCCGGCTTCAACATCGGAGGGCTGAACCTGGGTGACGCGTTCGGCGCAATGACACCGGCAATCCAGACAGTTATGCCACTGGTTCAGTCTTTCGCCGGTGTGTTCTCCCAGATCGTAGATTTGGGCGTGAACCACATCAAGCCGGTGCTGACTGAAATTTTCGGTTTTATCATCAATGAGGGCATCCCGGCGGTCATGCCGCTGCTGTCTACGGTAGTGAGCCTGGTGGGCACTACGCTGGTCAACGCCATCAAGGTGGCGGTAGATCTGGTGGGCAAGGTACTGCCGGTGGTGGAGCCTGTGATCCTGGGCATCATCGGGTTCTTGAAGCAGGTGGCGACCATCGGCGTGAAGGCGGTCAACTTCATCATCGGTGCGCTGAACAAGATTCAACTCACCATCCCGGAAACGCTGTTCGGCATCCCGGTCCCGGTGATTGGCGGCAAGTCGTTTGGCTTCAACCTCTCGCCCGTGTCCGTCCCGGCGTTTGCCAACGGCGGCATGACGAAGGGACCGTCCATTGCTGGCGAGGCTGGCCCCGAAGCAGTCATCAGTTTCCGGCGCGGTGTTCGTGAAAAGAACATTGATACCTGGCTGACTGCTGGCAAGATGCTGGGTGTTGGTCTGGGTGATCTGCTGGGGCTGCCCGGCAGGAAACCGAAGATGTTTGCCGATGGTGGCTTTACGGAGGGAGATTCTAACCTGATCGACTTCCGCAAGGCACAGCGGCAGCAGTATTTCAACCAGATCGCGCAGAGCATGGATGCTGTATTCCCGTCCGTTGCAGCCAGCATGGTACTTGGCTCTGACGCTGGTGTGGCGTTTAGCCGCATTACGGAGTTTGCCAACTATGCCGTGGACGGTCTGGAAACCGTGGCAGCTATGCCGGTGCCCGCTGTGTCGGATGACCAGAGCAAGGTTGTCCAGACCGTGAACACCGGCATCGGCAAGGTGGTTTCCGGTGCGCAGACTGTCCTTGCGAACGAGAACGCACAGAAAGTTATCCAGTTCATCCGGGGCGCAGACATAGAGAAAGCGCAGCTTGAATATGACGCAAACCCGGACAACTACGATTTGAGCAATGTGGACTTCTTCCCGACCGTCTACGGCTCCGGCGTATCGGAACAGGACCTTTCTGCGCTGGCCGACCTGCAGAACTACCGGCAGAACATCGTGGAACTGCCATCCATCGGTGGCAGCGACAACGATACCGGCGGAAACTCTGGCGGCTTTGGCGGCGGTGGAAGTACCAGCTTCCAGCGCACATACACCAGTTCTTCTGGCAATACCTACGTCTACTCACCGAACTTTGTTATCTACGGCGGCATGACAGCAGAAGAACTGCACTCCATCCTTGCCGATGACTACCAGCGCTTCTGCGAGAACATGGAGCAGTACGAACGTGAAATGAGGCGCAAGAACTATGGCACTTGATAACACGAGTACAACGTACACAACGGTATCTGGTGACACCTGGGACCTGATTGCCTTAAAGGTGTATGGGAGCGAACTGAAAGCCGACTGGCTGATGCAGAACAACCTTGGACTAATCCACATAACCCGGTTCGATTCCGGCGTGGTGCTGTCAACACCTGAACTGCCTGAAGAAAAGAGCGGCGACCTGCCGCCTTGGAAAGCAGGTGCGTGATGGTTTTGACAGCAGCGAGACCCAAAGGCCGCGAGGCAGCGATCCAACTGACATACGGGAAAGCCGATATTACAGCCCGGATCGAGAATGATGTGGAAAGTTTCCGTTATACCGATGTGGCAGCATCCCAGAGCGACACCATGAGCATTACCATAAATGCCCGTGAGGATAAATGGAAAAATGCCTGGATGCCGGAAAAGGGTGCAAAACTCTATCCGGCTATCGTTGTGAAAAACTGGGAGATCGGTGGCATTGGCAGCGGCTACCGTGATTACAGCGCAGAGTGCGGCGCATTTGTGCTGGATGACCTTAGCTTTGCCGGTGCCCCGGACACCCTGACCATGGGCGGCGTAGCCAAACCCAACGACAGCAGTTTCAGCGAGCGGACCCGTACATTCACCTGGAAGAAAACCAGCGTGAAGAAAATTGCGGAAACTATTGCCGGACGGTACAAGCTGCAACTGAAGTTCGAGGGTGACGACCACGACATTGACGCAAAGGAACAGGATGCCACGGACAGTGCCTTCCTGCAGGACCTGTGCAGCGATTACGCCCTGGTCATCAAGGTGTATGCCAACAAACTGTGGGTGTACGACCGGGAAAAATACAAAGAGAAAACGGCGGCTTGGGCGGTATATGAAGAAGCACAGCCATTCAACCCGAACGCCCTGTGCATCGAACCGGGCAGCTTCAAGTGGAGCACAAAGCTGACCGGGACATACACCGGCGGTGTGTACACCTACACCAACAAGAAAGAGAAAATCAACATCAACGTCAAGGTCGGCACAGAAGAACGCCAGCTGAAACTTACCGGCAAGGTAAGCAGTGAGGCGGACGCAAAGGCGAAGCTGATAGCGGCGATTAAAAACGCCAACCATGGCGCAACGTCCATCAGCTTTACCATTCCGGGCTACCCGGCGGGCGCATCGGCCCAGTGCATCAACTTAATAGGTTACGGCAAAATGGCCGGAAAATACTTTGTGGATGAACTGGAACACGTCTACTCGCCATCCGGCGGCTACAAAACACAGGTCAAGGCCAGCAAGGTAGAAAAGGGGGATTTTGCATGAGCAGCGAAGTGCGGCTTGGTAATGTGAGTTCCATCGACTACGAAAATGGCCTGTGTGAAGTGACCTACCCGGACAGGGACGATACGGTAACAGAAATGGTGCCGTTTCTGTCCCGGCGGGAGTACATGATGCCGGAAGTGGATGACCTTGTGGTGGTGCTGCATCCGGGTGATAGCCCGGAGGACGCTGTGGTGCTGGGCACGATCTGGAATAAGAAAATCAAACCTGCCGAGGGCAAGGAGAAGATCTTCCGCAAGGAATACTGCAACGAGGATGGAAAGGCATACCGGAAGTTCGATGCCAACGCAAAAGAACTGCTGGACTTTGTGGACGGGAAGAAGATCCTGAAAGCAAAGAGCCTGGAAGTCAAAATCGGCAGCGCCACCGTGACCATCAGCGAGGGCGGCGATGTGAAGATCACTTCCCCGGCGAGCATCACTGTGCAGGCCGCCAGCGAACTGAAACTGACCGCCACGACCCTGACAGCCAGCGCAGATACCGTGAACATCACAGGCGCGGGAGGGGACGTTGTGGTGTCCGGTAAATCGCTGGTAACGCATACCCACAACGGCAACCTGGGCAAACCGACCACGCCACCGTTGTAAGAAGGTGCAGGAATGTATGTAGGAGTTTTTGGCGATGTGATTTTTTCCGTAGGCCATCAGCGAGTGCTTACTCCATCAAACTTCAAGGGAAAAATCGGTGCAAACTGGGCCGAACATGAAGTGCTGAAAGGCAAAGCAAAACCGGAGTTCCTTAACCCAAAACTGGCCGTTTGTCAAGAGTAAATGCACAAAAAAGCAAAAATATTTTTTATGAGGCCAGAATGAGGGCGATTTCTTCCCGGAAAAGCTGCTCGGA